CTGCTGCGGTTGTTCCTGTGGGCGGTGTTACTGCAGTGAATTTAACAATTCTTCCAACAGATAAACCATGTCCTGCTTTGTTAACAGTTAACGATGTAGAGCCATTTAAAGTATTAAATGTACAACTTGTTAAAACAGCATCAACAGGTGTAATATCGTAAAACGCACCTTCAAAATAAATTACTAATATTTTATCAGTTCCAATAGCTGAATAACGATTACCTTTAAGATCTGCCCATATCCATTGATTTCGTGCAGCACCAACTAGTGTACTTGATAATAACTGCTCCCAACCGCCTATCTTTTGAGGGTTTCCATAACGAAAACGTACATTATCACCATCAATCCAGCGTCCTTCTGCTTGAGATGCTGTATCTTGTTTATCAAAGCCTGGAGCTACGGGTATTTTTTTTAAAGGCATGTTGTTATTATACACTAGTATAATAAGACAATAAATATGACTAAACTTATTTAACTTCTATTTTAGTTTCAGTTGTAGTTTGCATGTTTTGAGTTTCTTCATTGAATTTTAATTGCCAATCCATTACAATTTTAACTAAATTGTTACCAAAATGTCTTAAGTTTTCAGGAGTAAATGTTAATTTTCCGTTTTTAAATAATTTAATTCTTTCTTTCCAAGAAAATACTATATCGCAAGAACCATCTTCATATTGTTTAAATATCATCTTATTATCCCGTATGTAGTTCTCTTGTCTTTAAACCATTCTTTATGTGGACCATTATAATCAACATAATGTAAAAATGTTTGAGCGTGCCAATCACCTTTAAATTCTTCTCTCCAATGCTCTACTTCACAACCTAAATATACGGCAGCATCTCCAGGTTCCATATTAATTTCAGTTCCATCCATATAAATTGGCCACGGAGTTCTATCGGAACCAAGCATTACTGTTACACTTATTTCACACGAAGGTCTATCTTTATGTTTTTCTAAAACTGAAAACATAGAATACATTCTCCAAAATGCATAAGTTGGTAAAAGTTTTAATCCTGTAATTTCTTCCATCATATTTTTTTTATTTACAAGTAAAGATTCCATTGCAGGATCTGCATAAAAATAAGTATCTCCATTATTATTTTGTTTAAAATCAAAACTATCTAAATTTATTCTATGTTTTATTCTACAATAATCATTTAATAAATTTTTTTCTTCGTGTGTAAGAAAATTTTTTATATGTTTGTATTTAAAATCTTTTATAGTGCCCATGCTACAACTGAATACCTTGTTCCTTTCGTTACTGGTTTAACTGTATGAGGATATAAAAAATTGCTTGGCCAAACAATCATGCGATTCGGTTTAATTTCAACTTCCCATTCTCCACTTCCATCTGGATTTCTAAAACAAAGATTTCCACCTTCATAATCATTATTTAATAAAAATATGCAACTAAAAGTTCTTGGCACACTAGCAGCATGATCAGTATGCCAATTATAAAAACCAGTATTTTCATATTTTAATACAGCAATATCTATTATGGTTTTAAATGGGCAATCTAACGCTTTAGTATCTTTTACATATTGTTTAATTTTTTCTAAAAAAATGTTATGAAAAAGATTTGCCCAATGAACGTTTGTTAGAGATTCATTTTCTGGATTTAACGGATATACCCAAGTTCTTCTAACATTAAATTCAACAAGAGGTTTATCATGTCCTAAAATTTTTGCCTCTTCAAATTTAACAACATTTAAAAATCTTATTATTGATGAAATGGATGGATAAGGTAAAATTTCATCATAAATTTTTACAAAATTTTTTATTTCCATATTTTTTTACTCCAGTATTTATCCTTATAAACATTTAAAAGTTTAAGTCTATAAAACAATTGTGACTTTTTATGATTTTCAACATTGATCATTTTTGTTAACATTTTCCAACTTTCTCTTTTAAATGGTATAATTTGTACATAAACAGTGCCTTTCTTAATAACTGTATTTAAAACTGGGTATTTATCACCATTAATTACAATTGGAAAGTTAATTTCAAGATTATAGCTATCGGTATCTACAATTCCAGGTATTATTGAAAATCTATCATCAGAATTATTCATTGGTGGTACAAACAAACAAGAATAACCTTTTGGTGTTTTAATTTTCCAAGGATTCAATATTTTATAAAATGGAAAATTTTTATTTTTTTCTATATAAGGGGATCCATTTAATTGTTGAGTAGAATGAGTATCTATACCTGAGTTTAAATTAATTTCTTCATTATGTAATTTATCATATTTATCATATAATCCCCAAGTTTGAAAAGAATCTTTTTTTTGTGTCTCTGAATTAATAACATTATGTCTAACCCAAAAATCTTGAGGTAATTTTAATAAATAACCAGCTGTTAACGAATCTAAAAAAGGCATACATCCTTTAACAGTTTTATAATTTATATCATGTTCTAAATCTTTATACCATTTAGGAATATTTAATTTAGCTGGAATTGGAAAATCTTCTTTTAATGAATAATAAGATGGATGAGCACTAAACTCAATAATTTTTTCAAACATTAAATAATAATATATTTTTTATGGTAAAAGTAAAATATTTAATGGATTTCCACCTATTGAAGAAATATATTCTTCTACAGATTTTGTATATTTTATTTCAGTTTGAGTATTAGGATCTATAGGAATTAAATTGTTTATTTGATTATCATTTAAAAGTAAATTACCTAATGAAGCTTTATAATTTTTCCATAAATCTAAATCACCAAAATTTTCATTTTTTGATATACTTTCCTCTATCAATTGTCTTAAATAAATAATTTGATTTTTAAAAGCTTCTCTTCGATAAGCGCATACAACATTTTTATAAACAATAGAATTTCCAGTAAATTTAATAGGTATAATTTTATTTAGATTTAAATCTTGCATAGATACAGAATTATCTTCAATTATTTTATAAAGATTTTGATCTGGATTTAAATAATTTAAATTATTTTGAGACGAAACAATTTTAGCAACTGCTCCTTCAGTATTTTCTTGATTTTTAATACAAATAAAAAAAGCCATGATTAAGTTCCAGTATTTTCATAAACAGAAAGAGCACCTGCTCCTCCACCAGATCCTACTCCAGGAGTAAATGGACATAATCCTGCTCTACCAAGAGGAGTTGAATAAAACACAGAAAGACCCAATTCACCTTCTGCACCTATATCATATGAAGCTCCAGGCGCTGTTCCAGAAGGTCCGACCGGAGCATTTCCGGCAGGTCCTGGTGATGCAGGTCCTCCAATACCTCCGTTGACTGTACCAACGTTTGCAAGTGTTGTCGATCCTCCAGTGCCTCCAGCACTTCCTTGACTATTAAAATTTCCTGCTCCTCCTGCGCCTACAGAAAAAGGTTGTGAAAACGGTTGTGCAATAGGTTTATTGTAAAAACCATAACCTCCTCTACCACCAGGCGTTGGTTGTATGTCTGGTTGACTTCCTCCAGTTCCTCCTCCTCCAGCTAGCATCCAAACACCTATTCTATTTGCTCCTGGAGATGCTGTGTAAGTGCCACTTGCTGGTCCTGGTTTAAATAAAGTTAAAACTCCCATTCCCGCACCCGCTGATCCAGAAGATGCAGCAGTGATACGACCATCAGCATCAACTGTAATTGAAGCTGCTGTATAAGATGCAGCTGTAACACCTGTTGAAATTAATTGATTTGCTCCAACAGAGTTGGCTGCAAGTTTTGATTGAGTGATTGTTGATTGTGTAATTTTAATTGCTGTAACTGCATTTGTTGCAAGTCTTGCTGTTGTAACTGCAAATGATGCAAGTCTTGCTGAAGTCACTGCAAATGATGCAAGTTTACCAGATGTAACTGCAAGATCTTCTAATTGAGCTGTAGCAATTGTTCCAGATAATGTATCTAAATCAACTGTGTTTATATTTGTTCCGTCTGCAAAAAGTATTTTAATACTTTTATCTGTCGTTGAAAAAGTTGTTCCTGTTCCGCCTGCTTGTTTAAATTCTACTGTGAATGCACCTGTTGTTCCGTTTTGAACTATATAAGTTTTTTCAATGCCTGTTGGAACTGTTACGATTTGATTTCCTGTAATTGTTCCTGTTAATTTAATAACTGCATTTCTTGCATTAGATAATGCAGCATTGTCCATTGTAAGAGCTGTAGTTTGAGCTCCACCTGCAATAGATATAGATTGAAAACCAGCAATTGCTTGTTGTACTAAATTTAAATTTGTATTTGTTT